AGACAATGGAGACATTAACGGCACTTCCGTCAGCTACAAAATTGAAGTCAATTCAAATGGCGGCGCATTCTCTACGGTTGCTCAGCCTACGGTAGAAGGTAAAGCAAACAGTGAGTTTCAAAGAGCGTATGAATTTGACTTGCCTGGAACGGGGCCTTGGAATCTGCGTGTTTCTCGTCTAACTGCAGACAGCAGCTCTGCTTTTATTCAAAATAGTATTTCGTGGCAAAGCTACGTTGAAATTGTTGACGAAAAACTTGCTTATCCCAATACAGCGTGTGTTGCCGTCAAGGTTGACGCTAGACAGTTCAACACTATTCCTGATGTATCAGTAAAGCTGCGCGGCAAGCGCGTTCAAGTCCCTACTAATTACGACGCAGCGACTCGAACTTATACGGGGGTATGGGACGGAACATTTCAAATGGCATGGACTGATAATCCTGCTTGGATTTTCAGAGATATTGTCATGAACGAAAGGTTTGGCGTAAAACGTTATGTGAATTCGATCGCGATTGACCCTTGGTATCTCTACACCGTTAGTCAGTATTGTGACGAGAGTGTGCCAAATGGATCAGGTGGAACTGAGCCTCGTTTTACTTGCAATGTGTATCTACAAAACCCAGGCAGTGTGTATGACGTATTGAATGCGTTGGCATCTTGTTTCCGTGGGTTGATTTATTACAGCGAAGGCGAGCTGTATTTAACTCAAGACCGTTTACAGAATCCCGTCCAACAATTTAGCGAAGCGAATGTTATCCAAGAAACTACAGATGACGGGAGGGTTTCAACGCCATGTTTCAATTATTCGGGTTCTGCGCGTGCAGCGCGTAAAACTGTTGTTCTTGCAAACTGGGACGACCCTAATCAGGTTTACAGTTCGGTCACTGAGTATCAGCAAGATGATGAGCTATTAGACAAGCTTGGTTATAACCCCGTTGATCTTCGCTTGCTTGGGGTTACATCTCGTGGCCAAGCATTGAGGGCAGCTAAGCACACATTGTTTAGCGACCGCTATGAAACAGAAAAAGTCAGCTTCCGCATTGGAGCGGAAGGCTTGGCTGCTGGCGTTGGCGAGGTGATACAGATTGCTGATCCTCTCAAACAAGGTCAGCGCTTAGGTGGCCGAATTGTGAGCGTAGACGCCAACACCGTCACGCTTGATGCAGTTTTAACGTTGGTTGATGGAACGGCGTACACTTTGACGCTGGTTGTTCCTGACGGTGAGACAATAACAAATCCAGACGGGTCAAGAACCACAAAACCTAAACTTCAAGTCTTTGACGTTGTTAGTTCTACAAACGTTAATCCAGAACTTACGGACTTCAGAATACGAAGGCAAGGCACAACAGATGATCTGTTGACGCAGGGCAGCGATCATTTAGTCGCCAGTATTGCAACTAGCGATGGGCGAAACACAAAAGTTACCCTTAGTTCAGCTGTTAATTCACAAGCAGGTGCTCTGTGGGTGTTGGAGTGGAGCGCTATGCAGGCGGCCACCTACAGGATCGTTTCAGTTGCGGAAACAGAGCCGCTCATATATCAAGTTGAGGCGATCCAGTACAACGCCAGCAAGTACGGCTATGTCGATAATGATTTACCAGTAGCGATCCCTAAAGATCGCTTTCAGCTGCGGCAAATTACTCCGCCGACCAACCTTGATGCTGACCTTGAGTATTCAAACGGGCAGACATCAATCAGGGCATCATGGAAAGCGCCTCAATTCAACAATTCAGTTGACCTGTTGATTCGTGGCTATAGGTATCAATGGCGGAAGACTGGAGACACTGAATGGCATGACGTGGTGTCAGTGCAGGCGACGACAGTCGAGATACCTTTGCAGAATCATGTTTTTGGCAGTTCGTACCAGGTACGGGTTGCGTCTGTAAATCGGCTTGGTACTCAATCTGACTGGGTTAGTTATGACGTGGACTCGTTCCCTGCAATCCCAGATTTAAGCGCATCTGAGTTTGGCGCGACATTAACGCACGCAAGCCAGCCAGACGGGACTCATCTGCTGATCGTGGATTCTGGAACGTGCCCAATCCCTGAGCGTATCAATGGTTATCGATGCTGGGTTAGGCCGCACACTTTGACCTCGGGTGAAATTCCTGGCGTCAAAGCACCTACTGATGATGGTTGGTATTTCTTGGCGGATATTCCGCTTACTGGCTATTACACCCAAGCCTTCCACGCGCCAGATACCTATGACGTGCGCGTTAATTTTACGAGTTCAATTTTTGGCGAAGAGCCAACCAATTACATTTTTGATCTTGTCGAACGTGATGAGATTACGCCGCCAACACCAAGCAATTTTGGAGTTGTCGAGAATCAAAACAGCAGCGGCAAACGTTTTAGCTGGCAGCTGCCTTTAAGTATTTACGGAAGCTGGGATCAAAGCGTCGTTGCAGACGTTATCGCTTATCAGGTCAGGTTCAAAAAAGGAGCATTGGCGACAAACATTATTGAATTTGACGTTGCAACTGATTTGGTCACAGTCAAGACAGGCACTGTTATTGGCACAAAGGTCAATCAGCACTTATTTGCTATTGGCGATCAAGTGCAGTTTGCTGCATCAAGTGGATCATTGCCAACTGGGATTACAGGCGGCACGACTTACTTTGTCGCAGCGGACGGATTTTCAAGCGTCGCTTTCAAGGTGAGCGCGACAAGCGGCGGAGCTGCCATCAACCTGACTGGCACTGCAACTGGCACCTATAACGTCTCTGGCCCTACTAATGCTAAACAGCGACTTGATTTACAAGCGTCTTGGTTTGCAGGGATTGAACTTGCTTCAGGTGGCTTGCCCGCACAACAGCAGTGGTTTGAGACAAGCCTGTTTGATGTTGATACTTGGGTCGTGATGGTTAAAGCCGTTGATGCAACTCAGTGGCGTTCTGACGTTCCTGCCTTTGTGCTGGTAAACATTGGTGCGCCACCTGTCAGCAATGCGGTTCAATCTATAAACGCCAAAACACAGTCACCGGGCAATTGGCCGGGCGTTAAAGATAATTGCGAGGTTAGCAGCGGCAACCTTGTTCAAACCAACCCAGAGCTAGACAGCATCTTTACTTGGAATTTTGATAACAATAATCTGGAAAGTGCTTTGCTATTGAGCACAACTTCTACTGCAACTTATCAGCACAAATTAGTTGCATTGACTGGTCAAGCGACTGAGATTACGAAGGAAGATGATTTCAATATCCTGAAAGAAGACAATGACAAGCTGTTAGGGGAACAGCGTTTTTACTCCCCGACAGAGCTGGCAGAGGGAGGCATTGTTCACCCTTACGCACCGTTTGAAAAGTTGCTAGGTGATGTCTACCGGGTTGAGACAACGTTTAAGAGCCCAGACGGTGGGACTACTGCTGGCAACATCACTGCATTGACGGCGCAGCTTGATTATCCAGACGTGATTGAAAAGCAAAATGATGTGGCTATCTCTAATGCGGCAAATGGGGTAGCAATTAGCCTTGCCAAGACTTTTAGAAGCATCGAAAGCGTGACCATCACCGCAATTCAGACGACAACTAACCCAAACGTCGTCACTGCCGTGGTTAGAGCAAAAACGACCAGCTCGGTTACGATTAGTTGTCTCAACTCCAGCGGCAACCCTGTTGCTGGCGAAGTTGACATCACTGTGATTGGGTACTGATGGCTGACGCACGTATTTCTCAGCTGCCTTCGGCTAGCACGATTTCAGCCAATGACGTGCTCCCGTTTACCAGCATCAGTGCTAGCGAAACGCGGCGCATCACCGCTAATAGCCTTGGTTTAGTCCTAACTCAACTTGGCCTAACTGTTGGCTCATCTGCTCCAAGCAGTCCTGCGCCGTATAACGGTCAGCTTTGGGTGGATACCAGCACCAACCCGCCAGTTTTAAAGGTCTTTAACGGTGCAACATTTACGACTGTCAGTTTTCTGCCGGGTTCGTCAATTTCTACAAGCCCGTCAAACACTGCCCCTAGCTCGCCTGCGTTGGGGCAGTTATGGCTCGATACAAGTCAAACGCCTGACGAACTGAAGGTTTATGACGGTGCGGCGTTTGTTCGCGTTGATCCCTTAGGTATTACCGATACGGCAGCAGCTGCCAAGTATTTACAAATTGCCAATGCTGCTCTGACCTATTTGCCCTTAGCCGGTGGGACGCTGACTGGCAACTTGACGCTTGCGGGCAATCCAACCACAAACAACATGGCCTCAAACAAGGCTTATGTTGACACGCAAATTGCAGCGATTCCGGCAGCTACAGACCAAACACCTGCTGGGACGGTTATTTATTCAGCAAGGTCAACGGCTCCAACTGGTTATTTGCACGCCAATGGTGCAGCGGTTAGTCGATCAACTTATGCGACGTTGTTTGCGGCGATTGGAACGACTTACGGTGCTGGTAACGGCTCAACGACTTTCAATGTGCCGGATTTGCGTGGTGAGTTCCTGCGTGGACTTGATGGCGGCAGGGGCGTTGACACTGGTCGAGCGTTAGGCA